CGAAACAGTTAACACATCAAGAGATAATGGTACAACATTCTTTTCACAAGAATTAACCCTTAACTTAAAGCAGTTAACTAATGAGATGACGACGCAATTAAAATTATTAAGTTATTCAAGACCCCAAATTATCGTATACACCCAAAATGGTGATGCATTATTAGTAGGACAAAAGAACGGAGCAGATTTAACTGCAGGAACTATCTCAACAGGTGGAGCGATGGGAGACCTTTATGGTTATTCAATTACTTTCACAGGTATGGAGAAATTACCAGCAGCATTCTTAACTGGCTCTACAACAACTTCTGCATTAGCTGGTTTAACCCAGAACTTTACAGTCGTTTCAGGTACTAATAATTAGTAATATAAAGTAGATTAAATAAATTGAAGAGACTCTCTAATGGGGAGTCTCTTTTTTATGTCTAATACTTTGGGATAATCAGCCGTTAAATATAGGTAAACACAAGGTAAATACACGATAATGCTAGCATATTTTATATCATCGAGTAACCAATACTCCATAAGAACAGAAGGAACGTCATCAAATCAATGGACAATGTCCCTTCAGGATATGACACTCTTAACTAATACTACGGCATCACTTAGTGGAATTACCTATGATGGGTATGAAAGTATCCTAGCATTCACTGCTAGTATCTCTCCTGCGATTGTTGGTAGTGAATATAGAGTATCTATTATCAATAGTGGTAGTGGTGAGATATGGCATGGTTCTTTACAAGCATATGAATCACAAAGTAATGATAAGACAATATACGTCAATCAAATACCATTAGAAGGTAGAATCTCACATGCATCAACAAATCAATATATAATTTTAGAATAATGGACAAAGATAAGAACGTAAAACTATCGGTTGTTAATTTACAATCAAACAATGTAGTTAGGGTAACTGAAGACACAAGAACTCGTCAGTCGTGGGTGCCTTTTGGTATTCACGGACAAGATGATTTCTTTCAAGCAATCAATCTTGCTAATAGTACATCAACAACAACTTCTGCATGTATAGAAGGGATTGCTGATTTAATCTTTGGTAAAGGAATCTATTCTAAAGATGAAGTAAAGAATACTGCAATACAAAGATTGATTCCACAAGAGGAAACTAAAAGAGTGTCCTTTGATTTAAAACTATTCGGTAATGCTGCGTATCAAGTCTATTGGAATGATGACCATAGTAAAATAATTAAGTTCTATCACGTACCTGTTCAGTACCTTCGTGCTGAAAAGATTTATGATAATCCTCGTATTGAGAATTATTACTATTGTACTGATTGGAGTGACCAACGTAAAGTTAAGGAGAAAAAGAAATTACCAGCATTTGGTACATCTAATGAGAAGTGTGAAATACTTTGGATTAAGAACTACACTCCTGGTCTTTATTATTATTCACTACCTGATTGGGTTTCTTCATTACAATTCTCCTTCGTAGAAGCAGAGTTAAGTAACTTACACTTAAACAACATTGAGAATGGGTTCTTACCTATGTTAATGTTGAATATGAATAACGGAGTTCCTGCACCTGAAGAAAGACAAACGATTGAGGATTTATTATATAGAAAGTTCACAGGTACATCTAATGCAGGTAAGTTCGTTCTTACTTTCAATGATGACCCTGCAACTAAACCAACTATTGATGTAATCCAAATTGATAACTTACATGAGAAGTTTCAGTATGTTGCAGAATATGCACAAGATAGAATCTTAGTTGCACATAGAGTAACATCTCCTTTACTATTCGGTATCCGTACTGCTAATAATGGTTTCAGTTCTCAAAGTGAGGAAATGAAAACAGCATTTAGTATCTTACAAACAATGACTATCTCTCCATTCCAAAATCTAATTTTAAACTCATTAGATGCAGCCCTAAATGAAGGTGGTTGGGATAATATGGAATTATACTTTGACCAATTAACTCCACTAGCAATTCTTGCTCAACAAGCAGAAGAAACAGGAAAGTCAGTTGCAACAGTTGCAGATGAAACGAATGCGGAAATGGAAAACCCTGCAACAACTGAAGATAGTGATGATGCATCGGTTGAAGAACCTATACCTACATCAATGGGTAGGGCATTCTTCAAACAAGATTATGAAATGTATGATGATAATGGAAACAAATTAAACTAAGAATATATGGCTTACGCACTATTTATAAATAGAAACGATATAATTAAGAACTCTCCACTACAAGGTGCGATAGATGCTGATGCACTATTACCTTTTGTTAGAACGAGTCAAGATAAATACTTAAAGAATCTTTTAGGAACTGTCCTATTTGATTACCTTCAAGCACAAATAATAGCGAATACAGTTTCAACTCTTTCAGTTTATTATCAAGACCTTTTAGATGACCATATCAAGAATACTCTAATATGGTATTCAGCAGTTGAATACATACCCTTTAGCAGTGTTCAATTCAAATCTAATGGTGCAGTGAAGCAAACGAGTGAACAGGGAACAGCACCTTCTAAGAATGAGATTGATTATCTTAAACAACAAGCTCAGACGAACGCAGATTACTACGCACTAAGATTACAAAACTATTTGATTGCATACTCTAACCAAATACCACAATATTTGGAAAGTGTTGGAAATAATACACAGATTTTTCCAGATATGTCAAATCAATTCTTTAATGGTATACAATTATAATTTAATACTATGTCAGCAACAATTGTTCAAAACTCCGGTGTTAATAATACTCTCTATTATAATGTTTTAAATTACTTTGAAACTATAATGGCCAACCATCCTGCAATACAAGGTGTATCACAAGGTGGTATTGATGATTTAGATACAAGAGAGTTTCAAATGTATCCAATTGGCGATGTCAGTATCTTAGGTTCTAATTTTACAACTAATACTACTGAATGGACAATTCAGTTAATCATTGGTGATAAGATTAAGAATAAGAATAACGAATCCGTACCTAGAACTAACTTACAAGATGTTCCATTCTTAGGAGTAGATGATACTGTTGATATATGGGCAAACACATTGGGTGTAGTAAATGATTTAACTTCATATACTCAACGTTCTCTTGCTGGATTTGATATTACCGATACCATAGTATGTGAACCCTTTGCAGATAGATTCAATAATGGTCTTGCAGGTTGGGTTTGTACCTTTACTCTAACGACACATAACAATAGACCTATTTGTTTATATAACCTATACCCATAACCTATGGCTAGTAAGTCTGCAGATATACAACTAAAACAGATTGCACTTGCTATTAGAAATGTTGCTAGTGCAGCAGCACCACGTAAAACTGGTAATCTTCGTAACGAACTTCGTAGATACAATACACCTGAGAGGATGATAAAGACCAAACCAGGTGGTGAAAAATCAATAACTTTTTCAGTAGCACCTCCGGGTGCAGTCTATGGTAAGTATTGGAACTCACCATACGGAACAGGTACAGGAACAACTGCTACAATTAAAAAGAGATATCCTCAACACTTTGATTATGGTGATAAGGCATATACCGACCCTGCAGTTAGAAAAGCTATAGAGGATTGGAAGGCAGCATGGATGAAAGAAGTAATTGAAGACCTGAGAGAAACTATCCGTTACGAATTAGGAACTACTAAGAGATAGGCCATCCATACTTTTTGGGAAAAGAAGGGTTAAATATATAAATGGATTTCAACTATGTCAGTATCTTTTATACAATCATCATCATTAGTTAGTTTAGCACAATCACCAATGCCTTATACATTGGAGGAAACATCATCTGTTCAATTAAATGCCGGATATCAGTATGTTTTAGATTTGTATTATTGGACTGGTAGTATTACAGGTTCTGGTTCAGTTCCTGATTATACCTTAGTTAAATATCCAAACGGAAGTGGTGTAGGTATCTTTGATGTTAGTAGAATACTTAATTCCACCTTACAAGACCTAGCAATCCAAAACACCTCTAATGTTGGTTACTATGCAGTAGAAGGATACGATGAATACATAAGTGGAAGTCTTTATGTAACAGGAAGTAGAGTTAGAAGTACTACTGCAAAGTATTTAGATGGATACTCTATCTTTCAAGAACCAATATCTCAATCAATTTATAATAAAACTCCACATTGGCCTTTAATGACAAGTGGACCTACAACACAATCGATATTAGATTCCAATTATGGAAACGCTGCGGTGTGGGTAGGAACTAGTGGAACAACAGTTCCAACTAAGGTAGTTTATACAACTAATTTAGGAACTACGGAGATTGCACTGAGTGGTAGTACAAACACTACGGGTCAGGTACAACAAGTTCCAATCAATAACACCCTATTTGGTAGCCTAAGTGGTATTACCTCTTATACTATCCAAGCATATAATAGTACAACACCATTAGGAACTGCAATCAAATATGAAGTAGATTGTCAATCAAAGTATCCTAATGTTAGAATCAAATGGAAAAACCGATTTGGTCAATTTGATTTTATGAACTTTAATTTAGTCAATACCCAAGCATTTGGTGTATCTCGTTCCGTTTACCAACCACAAATTGGTAGTTGGGAGAGTAGAGGATTATCATATCAACCATACGATAGTTCAAATCTAAATTATTTAGTAGATACAAATCAATCCCTTTCAGTTAATACTAACTGGATTAGTGAGGATTATAATGA